GCTCATCACTAACGTATCTCTCAACCGCTTCATGCCAACCCTCGTCCCCCAAACTCTGTTCAGTATAGGTACATCGAATCCTATTAAGTTGTGCCCTACTATCGTGTCTGCCTTGTTTAGCAAGGGTGTTAATGTAGTTGATGAAGTGTGACATATGTACTCGTCTGTCTCGCTGTTATGTGTGTAGCAAAGCCATATTTTGTTATGGCTACTATCCGTCTCTATGTCGAGAACTAAGACCACGTTTACTCCTTTTCAGGTTTAGTTTCAATTGGTTGGTATGTTGTACCGTCCTTTGCTAAAAACCCACCAGAAACAAACTTCTGTTTAACCGGTATTTTCTGATGTATTGGTATGTTTTTATCAGAATATACAAGAGCAATTCTATCATAACCGTTATCTGTGAAGGTAACATGTTCAAAATAATTAGTCATTACAACTTCTCCAGTTCAATCTCGACTAGTTTAGCATAACCACCAACATCATGCCAGCTGTCAGCATAGAATGGGTCGCCGTTCGCTATACGTGCTAGTTTGTTGCTGATTAAATCTAAACTCTCTTGCATGTACGGCTCCATTATAACCCAACTGGGCGCTGTACGCAACACATTCTTTAACAATTGTGATGTTTCTGCCACCTCTTTATACTCACCATAGCGCTTACCGCGTGTATCTAATGTTTCTTGTATGTCGTTCATCTGTTCCACATCTCTTTCATTTTAAGTTCATGCTCTGCTAACTCTCGCTTGCGTTCCTCTTCATCTATCCGTATGTCGAATATCTTATCAGCTAACAACGCCCTCTCTAGCTGTGTTAGCGGCGGGTATCGTGTCTTATCACTCATGTTCGTACATCGCTCTAACTAAGTGGTAGAACTTAATCAACTCTTTGTCATACTTACAAGCCCAGTCTACCACCTCACCCTCCGGCTTGTAACTCTCATCTCGCCACATACAAAACCCAGCCTCTTCAGCAAGGTCTTTAATCTCCTCTGTGAACTCTGGGTTAGCTTCATAATCAGGCGCTAGATACTTAGCTTCACTAATACCTGCTTTTATTGCAGTGAGTATACCTAACCGCGTCAAGGCTGATAATGCCTCTGGTGGAAAGTCAAACTGGTAAACAGCACTACCATCCACATTCTCACGTAATAGGGTTACGTTGCCCGTTCCTTCATCATTCATAAGTTACCTTCTCTTTTGCACCAGATAGCTTTGCCATCTTTGTTAATAAATCATTCAACGGTTCAATCATCATAACCCTACAACAGCTAAGTGTAATGGGGCTGAACTCAGTACCGCTATCACTCTCTTCCACTCTGTTTAAATACTTATCAAAGAACTCTTTAACAAGACCTTGCAGTATTAAAGCATCCTTTTCATTACGCATCTCAGCGCCTATTTCCTCATAGTCCATCACGTCACCACTCACTTTCATCAGCAACATTGACAGTCATCGTAGTACAGAGACCATTGTATACTGTCAGCCAACTCATTGTTATGATAGACCCGATACCTGAGCTGCTATCACATTCAATGGTTATTGAAGTGACGATGTTGTTTAGTTCTACAACCTCGTTAATCTTTTCTACAGCACTAGGTAACAGTGTTATTTTACTCATAATTCTTCTCCTTTAACTTAGCCTCAACTCCCTCAGCAACACCCTTGCCGCTACACCAGAATTGGTAGCCTTCAGCGTTATGCGTGTTTCCATCAACAATCTGCTCCACCTCCTCCTCAGTTAACCCCACCCAAGGCTTCTGTGTTTCCGGCGGTGCACCTTTATACACATCTTTGACGGAAACAGGGTCGTTGCTCATGTGTTATTCCTCGCTCTTATATTGTCGCCATAATCGGTGTGATGTTCGCTGTATTCTTTCCAGCGTTGCTTATCCAGCTCATCACACACCTTTGCACACGCCTCACGCTCCCCATTCACTGCTTTGTCAATCTGCTTGAGCCAAAACTCGGAGTGCTTGTTGCTGTAGTCGCTCCTGACGAGTTCGGCAAAGTGTTCGAAATACTGCTCGCGCAACAACAGGCCGCTCCGCCCCCTACAAAATGCACCAGCCTCCTGCGCCATTGCAATAACTTTTTCTATGCTCATGTGTTCTTCTCCTCTTGGTAAAACTCAGCTTGGTCTTCTTTGTTCATCTGAGCAAATGTTTGAAAGTGGTTCTCACCGCAGCAGTGAAACCGCACCTTCTCTTGTCCGCAGTAACAGCAGTATTGCGTGTCGTCTGCTAATAGTTCTTCTCGTGTCATAGTGGTTCCTCCGATAATAATGTTGTTTCACTCAGTATACCATTCTTTTGGTCATATAGCAAGCCAAATTTCATACCTGTTGCACGCCCTGTAAACCTATCTTTAAGCACCCTGAACGTTGTTGTCTGCCTCTTTATAGGGTCTTCTTCTTGCTTGTTACGCTCTAAGCCAAACATGTAGTGACTCCAACGTGCAATCGACCTACTACCCGTAAAGTGCTTCTCCATTACCCGACCCCCTTCTTCGTGAGGCTTACCATCAGGCGTTGTCAAGTGACTAATGAAGTGAATGATAACACCCAGCTCCTGCGCCAACCCCGCCATGTCCGCCATGATACCGTCTAGTGCCCTACGCTCGTCCTGTTCGTTAGCTGACAAGGCCGTTAGGTGGTCTAAATAGATATGCTCGATGTCATATGCTTTGTTAAAGTATTTGATGATGCCCTTGATGGTCTTCCAATCCATTGTGCCAAAGTGCTCCATCATGTACAACTGATCACGTTCCTCTAATGTATCAATTGACTTAACATACTGGTCTCTAGTCCACGCACCATCTGGTATGTGATACAACTTCTTATCCAGCTTACCCATCACACGTTGTGCGGTTTCGACTACGTTCTGCTCTAAATAGATAACACCTACCTTCAACCCTAGCGTATCAATGTCATACGCTATTTGTTGTGTAAAGATATCAGTCTTACCAACCCCGACACCTGCACCGAAGCCAAACAACTCACCCTTACGCCGCCCATAGGTCAACTCAGTCAATGTAGGGAAGCACCACGGCACACCCGCTACAGGAGGCATCAGTAGGCGGTCGCGAATGTCCGCCATTGTAACAATACCTTCAGGTTTATATTGTTCTGCCGACCACCATGCCTTTACATAATCTACTTCATGCCTATCTGTTAAGTAATCACATGCATCTTTATAATCAACTGAATTCTTAATTACTTTAGCTTTATTACCGAATAACTCAGCCACCTCTGCCGATGCCTTCAATCCAGCCTCATCCCCATCAAAGGATATAACAATACAATCAAACGAATCAAGCCACTCGAACTGCTCTTTACAATCCCCCAGTGCGCTACCTGCTCCTGTGCGAATACTAACAACGGGATAATTACCTAACATTTGATATGCTGCTAATGCATCATATTCACCTTCAGTAATAGTTACATATTTACCGCCCTTTGTGAATAACTGTTGGCCGAATAACAATGTCTTCTGTTTATCCCCTTCGAACCACATCTTCTTTTCTACATTACGCACCTTCTGACCTTGAATGTTACCGGCCTTGTTGTAATAGGGAAATATGGTCAAGTCGTCCGTTTGAGTAACATTATACTTGGTGGCTGTTGCAAAGGTTATCCGTCTATCCTTAAAACCCCCTACAAACGCATCAGAACGCTCTGTAACGCCTTTGATGGGCTTAGGTGATGGCATAGGTAGGGTAGTGACCTCTGAACCCGTAGCGAGCCTTGTATACTTACCGCATGAAAAGCACTTAGTCGACCCATCTAGGTTAACAGTTAACCCTTTCGATGATTCGCAGTCAGTACATTGTTTATGTGTCGCCTCATAAGTCATAACGTCCAGCCCTCGTGTAACACTTCCATTGCCTCTATCTCGGCAATCGTTAACGCTCTACCTTTCTTTTCTATAAAGAGGTTGCTTAGAAAATCATTCATACCAATTGAACCAATTAGCTCATATGCATCATTTAATGCAGCGTAATGCATATATTCGTCATAGTCTTTATTAGTCATCTGTGTATATCCTTTATTTAATTAATTAGCCTATATACTACATACTATATAGGGGTTGCTTATAATCTTTTAATATTATTCTAAGCAACCCTAATTAGTTGTTATAGTCTTCATAGCCGTTATAGTCGTCATAGTCTATATAGTCTATGATAGCAAAATCCATGCCAACTTCGTGTGTTATATCCCCCTTAGTAATAACTTCTACGTCATACATAAAACTATAACACTTTAAGCATACGTCCATGTAGTCATTAGTAGCTACACTCCGCACCGCTAATTCGTAGGGTGTTAATATTACATTGCAACAAATACATCTAGACATTTAATCCTCCATTATCAAAACAATTAAACCAGTTATAGCTAATATACATATCGAAATTAACATTGTTTCACCTTTACTTTAACCAATTTAAACACCTCAGGATCATTGTTATTTACTTCAAGCCAATCAATTGCAATTAACTTTTCCGTGGTTTGAAATACAACTACATTAGTCCACTTAGTCAATATCTGATACATGTGTTACACCTCCTAATGTTACTGATTGTATCGTGGCCCTGTTAACGGCCCTATAACCCTTTGAAACGGTATCATATAGGGTTATGTACGTATCAGGGTTTAAAGTGCTTACGCCTCCTTTCAGATACCGTGTCACGCCTAATCGCCCATTCATAACCCGCAGCGATCCATCACGTTTTCTAAAGGTTACTGACACAAACCGGCCTGCACTGGCTAACAATAATTCATCAAGCATATATACACCTCTTTTTTAGTATGTCATTTTTAAACCACGTCAAAGCCTCTTGCGATAGTGCTTTGTATATATCTATTACACTATCACGTATGTATACGCTAACAATGTATGCGCTTAAATCGTCTGGCGCTAGTTCATATGTTACATCATACCGTACACCCCAATACGCTATTGTTTTTACATGCTCGCTCATGTCGTTAACCCACGCACCAAGGCAGCCACGTGGTGCATACGCGCTTGCAATGTGATAGCCCTAGTGATACGCCACTTAGCCGCTTGAACGCTTTTAACTGGTCGTGTCGTCTCAGTGTATGGATTGACTAGTGCCACGCTATGCACGTGCTGCACAACTAAGAATTGTTTGTATGTGATAGTTTTCATCGTTATATTCTCATTGTCGGGTAAAAGCACCCACGCAAACCCGTTCTAAGGGCTTGCATTGATGTTCTAGTCTAAGTAATGCAGTTGGTCTTGAATGGATGTCTTAACATGTTCTGAGAGCACGTCATATAGGTCACCCGTGTTTTCTAAATGTATAGACTGAATATCAATATACACCTCGCCTTCCTCGCCTTGTTCGCGGGTGTAATAGACTCTAAAATATAGGTCGTTTGTTTTGATGTATGCGGTTTGTATAGTCATCACTGTGCCCACACGTCAAAGTACATAGCCAATAGCATAACGCCCAATCCTAGCATTAAAATGTAGGCGCATGCGTTTGTCACCCAGTGTAATAGTGTTTTCATGTCATCCCCTAATAAAGGCAAAAACGCCCACGCAAACCCGCTTAAACGAGCTTGCATTGATGTTTTTTAGTTGCGAGAATAGTGTATGGGCCGTTCGTATAACCCGCATTCATCCCTATAGATAGACACATAATGACCATACCGCGTATCGTCATCAAATGTAAGCGTGCGTGTCTCGTCATAATTTATAGGCGTACAGTCCCACATATGCGCTATCTTTTCTGCGTCTAATGCTTGTTGCAGCGTCTGAAATTTATTTTGCATGATAACCCTTTAATGTTGTTTGTAGCTAACATTAGCCACTGACTTATCCCAACATGCGCGACAATCACCGCATACGTTTTTACGTGTGTATGCTTCGCACAATGTACCAATTGGGGCATTTTTATTGTGTACTGTGCTTGTATGCGTAAACGTAGGCGCGTCGCCGTCTACCATAGCGCCAGATAGTCGTACAACTAGATTAGCTGGAAATGTGCCGAACGTATCAACAAATTTATTGATTAAACCCTTTTCTTTTGTAGGCAGCCAGAATGATACAGTAGGCAAAGCCTCGCACACGGCCACTATGTTTAACAAGTGCTGGAAGCTCTGGATGTCGCCACTATCATGCCAGCGGAAATAAGTAGTTTTTGAGTGGCCTATTTGCTTGACCATAGCTGGCACCCATTGTTTATGGTACAAGCTCGCTGCACGGGTTATATGAGCTTTGACTACGCTTGGGTAGCTATAGTTTGCTTTTAGTGCATAGCAGCCATGACAGACGCTGCCAACTATCTTAGCGAGCTTGCTACCTACGTTGCAGCCATGAGCGCTTATTCCATATGATAACCCTGGCATCTTGCTGGGGTTACCTAATGAGCCGGATATGGCCTTAGCCGCTTTGAGAGTTAATGTTTTCATGGTTTACCTTATCTAGGTTAGCTGCTTCGCGGTGTTGCTTGGCATGACTCTATTATGTACGAACCACGCCAGTTGTCAACTATTATTTTCTAGGTGTTTACCCTTGTGGTATAAATACAACATAACCTTGGCATGTGATGCTATAGCTTGTATAGCCACCCACTCCAGCCCTCACACTCCACAGCTCAACTACTCTTATGTCTTATACAAGACTACTCTTATGTCTTATACAAGACTACTCTTATGTCTTATAGAAGACTACTCTTATGTCTTATAGAAGACTACTCTTATGTCTTATAGAAGACTACTCTGTGTGTAAGTGCTCACTATCACTACAGGCCAATGCCAGCACCATTCTATATAGGGGCGGGGGAGGGGAACTCGTTAGTGTAATTATTGTAGTACCCGCCCAGATACAAAATAAGAGGTATAGGGCAAAGGTCAGGAAGGCGCTACAGATACAAAATAGGGGCTATGAAGGAAAAGCTAGGTCAAAATAGGGTTTAATTAGGGACAGATCAAATAACACCTATATAGACTATAACGGTTGATATCAAACGATAAAAGCACCTTAAAAGACGGTAACAGTCTATAACATTATTAACCACCGGTCGAGATCATCAATACCTAGCCCTAATAACGTCATAGTGGTTGCTTAGGAAAATCGTTAAAAGAAAAGATATGAAAGGTAAGTGTCGCATAGGTGACGATTTCGACCGCTGTCTGTGGTAAATAAACAACAGAAAAGTGAAGAAAGTACTTGACTTTTTAGCAAAAGTGTGATATAATGTCTACTTAGAGTTTGTACTATATAGAAGTATGAAAGTAGAGAGGTTTATCTTTAACGATATTTCTAAGCAACCGCTCTAACGTTCATCACTATATAGGTTTGTCTTTAACGATATTTCTAAGCAACCTCTATATAGACTATATAGTAACACAAGGAGTCCCAGAAATGGATAAACCCATACAAAGAACAAAAGCAGGTCGCCCCACCAAGAGCGACTTAGCCGCAGTTAAGAAGAAACCAGTAGGTAGACCCAAAGGTGACGCAGCAGCCATCGAGGAGTTTAAGGCTAGGTTATTGGCATCGCCTAAGAGTAGACAGGTTATAGATGCAATCTTGAAAGCGGCATTAGATGATGAACATAAGAATCAATCAGCGGCATGGAAACTCCTCATCGACAGGATGTTACCAATGTCCTACTTCGAAAAAGATAAACTGGGTGGTAGTCGCCCTTCTGTTAACATCACCATCAGCGGTATTGGCGGCGCAGAACCCACCATTATATCAGATGACTACGAAGACGCAAACGACATCTCAGGTGAACGAGAGCAAGATTAGGAATATAATTAAAGCAACAATGTTACCTCACACAGCGGTGGTGGCATTGATGGCTAACATAGCGGTCGAAACCGGTAACACATTTGATTATAAGATTAAGCAACGCGGGGCACGTAAACCAGCTCATGGGTTGTTACAGCTAGACCCTAAAGGTAAGCTACCGGATTACATGTTATACCTGACAAACAACGGTTACAAAGATAGCGCAGAGACTCAGATACGTTACTTTATGGATACCATCTACGGCAGCAACAAGGCTGAGATAGGGCATGGAGTGGCCTCTAAGCTACGCGCTATAATCGCCAGTGGAAGTCACATACAGATAACAGTAGCGTTGTCCGATATGTGGTTCAAGCCTAGCAAACCGCATCTTGTTAGACGCTTGGCTCAGGCTAACATACGACACTCATCTAATCAATCAGCGGCGGAAACCAAACGACTCAGGAGTTTCATATGATACCCTTATTAACTACGCTTGTACAGATAGGCGGTAACTGGCTAGATAACAAACAGAAGGTAGCTCAAGCCAAGACAGAGGCCGAGATTGTTACTATCAAAGCCACCGCCGACCGACAAG